GATTGGGAATATCAGCTACAAACACCTCAAAATAGAGTGCCATTTCCGTTGCGGTCTGTTTGATGGCCGCGACTGCATCCCCGTCATAGCCGATGACCACCGTGCGGACACCTTTCACTTGCAACTTATAAATTTGGGTGAGGGAAATCTTCTTTCCGAAAGTGGCAACCACGGCTATATTCGGGTTTTCATATAAATCCAGCTTGCGTACCAGGGCAACCACATCGAAAATACCCTCCACGATAATCACCGTATCAGTCTCCTGTTCCACAATCGAATCATAATTATAAAGCAGGCGTACAAAATCATTCTCCGTGGAATTATTGAACCGCCGGATTTGGTACTCGCCCCGGCGTTTGGCTTTCCGGTTATAAGTATCGATTTCATCTTTCGGCCAGACATGGCGGGCGACATAACCCACGACATCGCCGCTGTCGATAACCGGGAATATCACGTAATCGGTAAACCGGAAATTTAGTTTTCCCGTCGTTCCGACTTCAAAATAATCGTAATCGTCATAACAGAACCCTCTCGATTTCAGATAAGGATGCGTGTACACCCGTGTATAAAAGTCCGGCAATTCCACAATCCCCAGTGCATCGTCTACCTCTTCCTCCGTATCGAGCGGAAACAACTGGTTCGTGTCAAGCGGAGTGGTCAGGTCTGCCGTCGGTGTCACCATCAAATCCGGACGTCCGATTTCTTCCAGCAACTTTTCGAGTGTCTGTGTCGAACGTCCGCAACTGAAACAGTGGCTCATAAAAGGCTTCTTGCGCAGGGTTTCTTTGCCGATATACACGCCGAATTTACCCTCTTTCCCGCAATACGGACAACGGGCGATCAGGTTTT